CTTCAGATAAAACCAATAGTTCGAGTTCTAACTCTTGGATAAGAAGCTCTTGACGGCCAACAGACATAGAAAAATTGTAATCTCGAAGTTCCTTGTTTGCCTTTGGGCTAAAATCTTTGTTAGCTACATACTGTTTGGCTTTAGTTTCAAAAGCCTTAACATCAAAACTGTCTGCCTTGCGTTTGGCATCACTAGCGGTTAATCCGTTTTTGTCAGCGAAATTTTGGATATAAGCATCTAGTTCTTTTCGCAACTGTGAAAGTTGCAAATTATATAGCGCTTCAAGTTCTTTCTTAAACTCAGCTTCACCCTTTTTATTGCTTGCTTCTCTCTCTCTTTGAGCACGTTCTGACCAATACGTCATTCATCAGACCTCACAGAATCGCTCGTATGCGCTCCTTCTTCGTCGTCGGCATATTTACCCACTTGCCCGTTAAACTCGCTAGAATACCCCTTAAAATCGATTTTAGACACCTCTTTATCCACTCTATCGAGTTCCTCGGCTGGGCTCTCGACCAAACCAGATAAACTTAGAGCAGTTTCTTGTGACACTTGACCACCAAGGCCTGTCAAAATAGATACTTGCTCGGATAATGATTTCGGCAAGTTTGGCGTGAATGTTATTCTCAAGAAGTTTTCATCAAACGCTTTGAATTCTTTGACCAACTCACCCACACGGCTAGCTAAACGATATCGACGCTTCAAACCCTTTGTAAATTGCGATTGAGTCTCAATACGGTCTTGGTCAAGCCCGAACAGTTTGTACTTCATTGCCTCGCCGGACGTGTTGCCTGAAAAGTTCTCATCAGCCATGTCGGGAGTGTTAGTGAAAGTGTGGATATCTTTATCCAGCCTAGTCTTGTACGCTTCGACACCAGACACATCGTAAGACTTAGTTAGATATTCAGCCTTAACCGTCCCTTCCTTACCGTCTGCAGCCTTCGGCGGAACCAATTGCATTAAGCGTTTAGCTTTCATGTCTTCAGGCTTCATGTTTGCAGGCAATCGCATATCGCCATAGATAGCAAGGATTGCGTCAGCCATATCAGACATGTGATTAGCGGTATCAGATTCGGCTGAATCATATAAGTCGATTAAATAAAGTTCAGTTTCATAATCGCCAACGCCGTCAGTGTTGTTCAAATATTCCGTGATTGGAACTGTGCCAAAAGCGTGAGCAGTGACAGAAACCTCTTTTAGATCTTCTGAGTAATCCAATACGTGAATATTTGATGAGGTATACACTTCAACGGTTTGATGTGCGTCAGAGAATAAATCAGCACTGTAGTATCTAACTGCGACTAATGAATTGTCTTCAAGCGAATTGTCATAAATAATAAACGTATTAAGAGGGCTTAACTGCTTGATTCGTGTCTGGTCATCCTCGCTACGATAAATCAGCTCGTAAGCACGCCCGACTTGTGACAAATCCCGAATAAGGTTGCGGTTCAGCGTATCAATGTCATTGTTTCGTCCAATTTCCTTAATAGCTTCGTCGTTTTGCGAACCACTGACACTATCGTCATATTCAACCCGAATAGGATTACCAGCTAGATATCCCGTCTTAAATTTACTAATCATGCGCCCATAATTGTGGACAGCACGCTTGTCGGACATCTCTTTATCCTTGCGCCTTCCAACTTCAAGAACACTGTGATTATCTCCTTTAGCATAATCAAACAATTCTTGGACTCTTGGACGTTGACGCAATTTGTGATGGTTAATAAAATTCTTGAGCAATGCCCAGTTATCTTTTTTTAAATCATCAACACTTTTAGCACGGTATTTTGTGCGCGATTCTCGATGAAATCGCAGATTTAAAACATGCGGTTGTCCGGTACTATCGACAAATTCTGTCTGTTCCATTTTTCCTCCTTCAACTAAACATATCTATCAAATCGTCATAGCTTGCTCGCTCTGTGCTGTTAACAACATAGTCTGAATAGAGCGCATATCTCACACCATCCAGCACGTCATCAAACCCTTTTAACGGCTCATCTCTTGTGCTATTCTCTTTCCACCGATACTGGAATATTTCATCAAAAAAACGAGGCACAAAGTCTCGCTTAACGTATAATTTTTGTTCTTTGAACAGCTTAGCGATAAGTTCGATACCAGCAATCACTGACTTATTAGCATTACTGATATCAAAACCCTCATTGTCAAATCGTGCTACGTGCTCTGGACGGGCACTATCGGCATAGAGCGGGATATTGCCGTAGATGTCAGTTAATCTTCTAGCTTGCTCTACCCACCAATCAATCTCTTTGAATTGCGCTGCCACGCCATCAACAAGGTAGTAGTTGTTATCCACACCTTCACCGACAATCACAATAGATCCGTAGTGAGTATATCCCCAGTCGATGCCACCGAAGTAGCGTCTCATATCTGGCAGTTCATCAACCACATGAATCTTAGTGTCATAATCAGCATAGATAGCGCCCTCTGCCACGCTCCAAAGCCCTAAGATATCTCGGTCGTAGAACTTACCTTTAGGTGTTGCTGCTTTGATAGACTCAATGTAGCGCCTCGATAAAAAAGTATTATCGTCAAGCTTGAAACTAAAATCTATAATCTTACCGTCATTCTTGCCAATGTAATCTCGATTCAGCCAATGATTCGGATTGTCTGGGTTGCTATCCCACACCACACGAGCACCTTCACCGGAACAGCGTGAGATAATTTCTTTGAAAACAACCTCATTCGCTAGCGACGCTTCGTTCACATAAGCTCCAAACGCCGTGAAACCACGGGCACGCTTAAGCCCAGATATAGAGCCAGTGTATACTTGCACGACTTTTACACCGCAAAACACGAAAGAGCCATGCTTGTCATACTTTGGCTCAAAGCCATATTTGTTGTAAAGTTCTTGCAGCACGTTGTTCTGTATCGACGTCGACGATGTACCCGCTAAGATGTAGATAGGCTCATCCACACCAAGACGGTCAGCGATTTTTCTGACACGGCTTAACTCAGTTACAAACGTATCGTTATTAACCACTGTCTTACCCGCTCGTTTAGCGCCATGAAGACCGCATATAAACCAATCATGATTCCAAATGTAGTTGAGTACATCTAACTGCCTCTTGGTATAGAGCTTACTCAAGTCCATCGCTTACAGCCCCTTTGATGATATCGAGGAAACCAGCAATTTTTTCATCTTGCCCTTCATCGCCACCAACTTGAGATTTGAGTTTCTCAATCTCAAGTTGCAATTTCTCAGCTTGTTTAGCCGTTGGATAGCGTTTCATAAGTTCACTACCCGCCTTGATGACCTCAGAGATGGACGGGGGCTTCTTAGTCTTGACAAACTGACCTGTAACAGCGTTTAGCTCGACGACTTCTTCCATGAGTTCCTGCCGCAAAATCGAAGTGAAGACTTGCATGACTTCATCTTGTTTTGCAATCTTTTTCTTTTCAAGCTCTTTCATTCGCTCTTCGATATAAGCTTTGACACCAACATTTGCCAACAATTCGTGACTTCTTTTCTTAGCGTATTTTTCAGAATAGCCCGCTTTTATCGCTGCCGTTTGAGCCACGCCAGATATCAAGTATTCATCCGCAAATAGCTTTTGTCGTTGATTTAGCCCAATATGTCCACCTCCTTCATTGCATAATAAAAAGACAACCCACAAAGTGAGCCGTCTCTGAATTTTCTTCGATAATATAACAATACCACTTTAAACAGTTGTTAGACACCGTGAATTAACCGTCAAAATACCGTTATTTCAACGTTCCACAACTAATTTGCCATCTCTATACAATTCTGCAAATGCTAGGATAGCATTATTCAGCAATTCTTGAAAGGCTGTCCTTTCGAATCCGATTGCCTGGGCGATTTGCCAGTTTGGTTTCGGAGGGTATGCCAGATATTTTTCTATCAGTATTCTGCGATAATCTGGACGATATAGCCCACTAACTGCTTGTTCTATGGCTTCTAGTTCGCTCATAGCATCGACGCGCCTAACTGCAATATTTTCCACTGGTCTGCTCACTCCGCTGCCACCTCTTGGCATGAATGTGAACTCTTGTGTGATCTTCTGTTCAGCGCTATCGTGTGCAATCTCTCGCCATCGTGGGTATTCTCGAAGTTTGCGTTTGCAACGTTTGATTGTTGCTTTTTCATCAATTTCCGGCAATAGCATATTAGGGCCCTCTCTGGTATAATAGTAGTGTTGATTTCCAAAGAGTGCCGGCCAATGTGTCGGTCTTTTTTTGTTTATAGGCTCACGATAATTAAGAGATATGAAAAGATTTGTATTTGTTCGTGGTGAGCCTTGTTATCACCTCCTTTCTAGCCAAGACACCAGCAAGATCTTTGGCTTTTTTAGTAATGCGATATCGATAAGAAAGAGGGTGTTTCACATCCTTTTTTCTTAAATTTGCTGGGTTTCGTTGAGCAAGGTCTGTCAGCTTGCTCGGTGTTGAAAAAGTGTTCAAGCCACTAAAAATCTATTTTTCTTTTTTTAGTGTTTGACAGACAATGGCTGGCAAGAGGAATCGAGCCCCTTGTACAACCGTTCCAGCCTATAGATACAGTGAAATCATTTTTTTGGAGATTTTCCTCCTTTGATTTGAAATAATAAAAGAATTATGGAGATTTCTGACCTATATCTACTTGCAGGCATAAGCCTTGGATAATAACGCCACCAGTAATGCGCTTTAGATTTTGTGAATAATAAATAAAGGAATACCTACTTTCTATAATTTAGATTTACTGGATTTTGGTGCATCCACGACCAGTCACGCTTCTGCTGATTTGAATGAAAAGAAATCAAAAGGCTCCTCTTTTCCGTATATAGATTGACTGGTAATAGCTAGCGAGGGAGTCGAACCCTCACTAGCTACACGCCTAACGCATAGGCTTTATATAAGGCTTTTCTGACAGCGATTTTATCCATGCCTGTCTTGCCTTTGGTGCGATATTCAAGCATAATGCGATCAGCATCGTCATCCAGCTTATCGGGCCAGTCATAATGATTGAAAACATAACTAGCAATCTCGCTGAATAACTCTCTGGAAAGTAACCCTTCCATTTGGATTGCCTTCAAAGGTGTTAGGGCAGCTTTCTCCACATAACAACAATTGAGGTCGTTCTGGGTTTTGTTAGCTTTCTTCTTATCGCACCCTTTAATGTCTCTAATGTACTTGTTTAGATCGTTAGGGTGTTCCTTGCGTAGTTCTTCCACTTCCTCACGGAATCGCTTAAACAGTTCTTCTGGTAGCCCTGCGTTGGTTTTGTCCAAAACTGGGCGCGTGGTTTTACCTCTAGTGTAATTCTTGGATAGATATGCTTTAAGGTCATGATACAGCTCGTCAGAAATGATACCTTCTAGCCTATCGACAGTTTGAGGTGAGATCCTCGCACGTTCAACGACTGCACTGTTGAGCGCTTGCAAAATGATAATCGCTTGTTTCTCACTGCACTGTCTCACTTTTTGGAAATGTTGCTTGTAATCTCTCAGATGTGCTAGTTTTAGCGCTACACGCTCACCGACTAACCGTTGATATAGTTCCTTGGTCAGCCCGGAATATTGGTATGTTTTACTCATGAGCCACTCCCCTCAATCACTTTGCAGTCTGCGATATATCCCTCTAATGTTATTCCAACGGCTTCGAATGGGGCGTATTCGCACACAGTTCTCTTAACCACCATTGTAGTAAGTGCTCTTGTGTTTCTTGGACCTCTACCGCAAATAATAGCTACATCTCTCCTAAAGCGATCTCGCTCGAAAGCCATATCATAAAGTTTTGAGACGTTTCTCATTACCGATTTTTTTAATTGTCGTTTGTTCATTATTCCACCTCTGCCAGTTCTGGATTCTCGTAGATGTTGCCGATGATTTCAACTTCGAAGATATCTGTGTTAAACAAGTCGTATAGAGGGGATTCTTCGATTTCTCTTTTGATTTCCTTGGAAACAAACATCGCCTTGTTGTTGTTAAAAGATACAACTTCCAACCAGCTTGATAGGTTGGTCACTTTAAGAATATCCCCCTCAAAGATTTCTTTGCCATTCTTGTCTCTGAGGCCAGTTGATTGCATTAAAACACAATCATCGCTCTTGCACATCCAAGTGATAGCGTCTCCGATGAAATCAAACTCGCCATTAAAGAAATTAATTTCTTCCACATCTACCATTTCTTTATCTTCTTTAAGCCACGCTCTATATCTTGGTATCATTGTCCTCTCTCCTTCAAATAGCTAGGGATGTCATCCCCAACATTCGCTTGGTCATACTGTTCCTTGCTTACTAGAAACTTCCCGTAAGCCCCGCAATCAATAGTGTAGAGATCATTAATCTTCTCTTTCCCAGTCACTTCCCCGTGCATTTCAGAACCAGCGTTATCTACCCGATGGATAGTTACTGTCTCCACCCTGCGTGGAACTGTCAGAACATAGTAGACTGACAGCATGTTGACAACCAGACTGACAACTAAGATAGCGCTTGAAATAGTCAAGCTATCCGTGTACCACTTTTTAGAGGTCTTCTTCTTTGACGAAAGTGCCATTAATCATCTTTCCCTTTCTATTCTTAATCTCCTCGTAAGCAATACCGAGACACTCGGTCACATCAAGGTCTAGTTGATGCGCTAGTACGATGATTGTTACCAGCGTGTCACCAATAGCGTCCTTAAGTGCTGCGTTCGGTTCCGTGAATTTAGTCGGTTTCAAGAGTACGTCTCGAATCTCTCCGACTTCCTCAGTGATACGCATCCACTGTATCTTTGGGTCAGCTTGCTTAAGGTTGCGGTCATCAGCCCATTGATTGATTTTAGTGATTAATTTATTCATCTATTCCACCTCGTCAACTTCAACGCCTAAATCTACTAATTGTGTTTTTAAGTCTTCAATTGTTTGCTTCAACGCTTTCTTGATAGCGTCTGATAAACTTTCCGATGTTATTTCCATAGTTTTTTCATCAAAAAAGAATCTCGTTTTAATTGCCAGCTTGAATTTTGGCTCTTGCTTTATAATCAAAACTTTGTCAAGAGGTGACCGTTTGTAGTTGATAAAGTTTTCCAACTGCTTAATCCGTTGTCTAATTTCTTCTGCTTTCTGTACGTCTGCCAGATTCATTATTCCACCTCCTCGATTTCAAACATCGGATTGTCAAACACTTCACCAAACCCTGCTTTTTCTAACTCTTTGCGGGTGTGGATTGCTCTGAATCTATCGACTACAGTAGCGTCGTCTTCAAAAGACCACGTATTTGAAAATCTGTCATAGTTCAAAAAGCCCTTATCTACCTTAATTCCTTTGATGCTGACTGCATATCTAGGCTCTTTCTCCACCTCATACCCAAACTGGTGCATGTTGACGATGGTAGTGATGGCTTTGTTCCTGCCAGTATGGTACATCCAGTATTTGAACTCGTCCCATTTCGTATCAGCCCAGCTTGTAAGATATGCCCAAATATCCTCATTTAAGTCATTCTTATGTTCCTCATACCAGTCCGCCACGTATTGTGGAACGACTGGTTTAGGAAAGAATGAGTCATATAAATCCTCAGCGTGAGCTATTGAAAGGCGTCCTACTGTTGCTAGTTTCTGTACTGCTTCATTTCTATCCATCGTTTTCCTCTCCTAGTAAAATCTTTTCTAACTGCTCAATCGTTTCGGTTCTTACATAAATCCGATTTGTCCCGTCTGCGAACGGCGTTTTTACAAAAATGATATTAGGACCAATAGAGATGTGCCCGATATCATCGACATTTAAAATTGTGTCCATATCAATTCCTTGTGCGATGTTTGTAACTCTAATAAATTTAGCCATTGCTTACTTCCACCATTTCAACCTTATATTTTCGTGCATTGCGATATTTAACACCACGTAAGCGGTGTAATTCATTAATCGCATCGTTTTTATTACTGAAGACATGCTCACTGTCTTGCATATTGTCGTAATAAACGATTACTTTATATTTCATAGCTCGACTAATCTCCTTCCTTTACTTTCACTGGTGCGTTTAGCGTACACTGGCGTACCGTAGTAACCAATCGTGCTAGCTGACACACCTAGTTGCTCAGCTATTTCTTTTTTTGTGCCCATAGCGATTAATTCTTCACCTTTGTAGATGGCATATTCTTTGGCTCGCATAATTCCACCATCCTTGCTAGTAATTCCTCGTCTGGTAACTGCTCCAGCGTCAGAATGCGATTTAACTTCTTGGTATTAATACCCAATTTCGCACTAATCAAATCCATATCTTTGCGATTTTCCCAGAACCATCTCAAAAACTCTTGCGTCTGGCCTAGTACGCTTGTGTGGTCGTAATTCCCTGGAGCGTAGATACCGACTAGTTTATCTTTAACTTTGCTTTTCATTCCAGCTCCCTAATTTCAAATTCAGTGCGTGGGTTAGGACTGTACTTCTTGCGAGCTCTTAAATCGCATACAATACTATCATCCGTCCAGACAATCCCCTTCTTATCCACTTTGTTGTAACCAGCATTTGAAATGCTGTCAAAGAGCGCTTTTACCAGATTGTCAACGTCGGGTTTTTTAGCATGCCAAAGTCTTTCAGCTGTGAATTTCTTGAATCTGTCCCACGTTTTAGCTCTAGCCTTTGGTGTAGGCTTTTTTGATATGCTCAAAGGTGCTTTCATGTAAAAAGTGACATCAACCATAATCGGGCCGTCAAAGAATTGCCCATCATACTCTTGTTCAATGAGTTGAGAGCATTGCCTACGCCACGACTTCATTTTAGGGTCTTCATAAGTTCCGAACTTGCTGAATCGTGGCCTTGTTTGTGGTTTAGGCTCGATGTTTAAAATCATTTTCATAGCTTCACTATCTTTCTAAACCAAAGTGATTTCGTAGCCCTTTATATTTTTGCCGTCTTTTAGTTTTCGACTTAAAAATCCATGACTTTTCCCTAAAAAACGACTGGCATCTGCCAAGCTGTTAAACCTATAATCTGTACCACTTGATAAGCCTTTTAAGACAACTTTTTTGTTCGTGCTCATAAGCCCTGTTTTAAAAGCGTGACTGTTGTTTTCTTTATACGTCGCCCACTCAAGGTTAACAATATTGTTGTTCAAAGGATTCCCGTCAATATGGTTTATGGTTGGTTTGTTCTCTAGGTTAGGAATAAATGCGGTGGCCACTAATCTACTTACGAGGTGTGTTTTTACCTCCCCATCTTTCCGCAACTTTACTCGTTTGTCGCTTTTGCCACTCGTTTGTCGCTTTTGTATCTGTGGCTTGATTTCTCTACGTTCCCAAACACGCTTCCTGACTTTTCCGTGCCAGTTACTATATGTCGTTTTCCCTTCACACGTCCAAATTGTGCCATCGGAACACGCTTCATAAATGCCCTCGTAACCTTTTATTGATTTAAATTCCATTTATTTTTCCTTTCTCAGAAGGGTAAATCATCACTACTGATGTCCATAGGATTTGCGTTTCCGTACGGACCGTTATCCCTTGCAAAGTTTGCCCCTTGCTGTTGCGGTGCTTGTTGACCATAAGGCCCAGCATACCCGCCGTTGTCATTGCCAAACGCTCCCGATGTGTTGCCTTGGTTAGCGTTGCCGCCTTCACGCGCCGCACGGCTTTCTAGCATTTGGAAGTTTTCAGCGACAACTTCGGTCACATATACACGTTGACCTTGTTGATTCTCGTAGCTGCGGGTCTGAATGCGTCCTGTAATTCCAATCAATGCGCCTTTTTTAGCCCAGTTAGCCAAATTTTCAGCTTGCTGACGCCAGATAACGCAATTGATAAAGTCAGTTTCACGTTCACCGTTAGCGCCCTTGAAGTTGCGGTTAACGGCTAGACTGAATGTAGCTACTGCGATGTTACTGGTCGTGTATTTAAGTTCTGGGTCTCTAGTTAATCTTCCAACGAGACAGACTGAATTCAACATAGTTTCTCTCCTATTCTCCAATTGATCATAGTTTTTCTCCTAGAATTTCATAGTTTTAAATTTTGGCCTTGACATTAACTTAAATGTGTTTTCAGTTCTTCTTCAGTCACGCTAGCTATGTTTTGATAGCCGCTGACAGTGTAGTTTTGTTTGTATTCCCAACCGTTTTCGCTAAGTAAACGTTTAAATCTGTCTTTGTCGTCTGAATTTTCAAAGTAGACTTCAAGCGTCATTTTTTGGCGATAACGTTTTGATTCTGAAATGTTAGCTTCTTCAATTGTTGGTGTGCTTTCGATAATTTCACCCGTTTCTGAATCAACAACCAATGCCGTTGGTGTTGTTTCTACTATTTTTTCTTTTTGCTTTTGCAATTCAGCTTGTCGTAGCGCTTCTTGTTCTTGTCTTTTGCGTTCAGCTTCTTGTTTTTGCAATTCAAAAGCATGGTCTGAACGAATCTGATCTAACACCTCTGCTAATGTCAGATTTTGAAGCATGCGGATATACGGTTGGTCGGTCATTCCGTGCTCTGAACAAAGTCCAGATATGGATTGAGCGGCTTTTTTAAATTCCTCTTGTTTTTGATATTCAAAAGTAACCATGTCGTCTAATGCCTTCATAGTCGCTTTTTTAAGAGTTACACCGTCTGCCATGAAATCGCCATTTTTGATGTATTCCGTTGCTTTTCCACCAAAAATGCGAGGGTCAATCATATATTCGCTGGCTTTGTTAGCTAAATAACTTTTAACCGTGTCCAATCTAAGTGCTTTTTGATGATTTTCGAACTCTTTTACATCGTTTGCGATTTGGTCGATGATGTTTTTAAGAGGTTTCTCTGTTTCCTTGATGTATTTTTCAAAATCCGTCGCTGATTTTGATAACTCATTCTTGATTTTGATGCGTTCGTCTGAAATCTGCTTAGTTAGTTTTCGTAATTCAGCTAAAACTTTTTTGTCATCTTTGATAGTGCTGGCAGTGACTGTGTAATTTTGATACTTAGCAACTACATCAGCAATGCCTTTTTCAAAAACCTCTTGCCCTACAATCTCAACTTTGGCTTGTTCAATATTAACTTGTAATTCTTGCATTGTTCACACCTCGTTAATAGTCGAGAAGCTCGCCTTGGACTGGCTCGTTTTGTGAGTTGGCAACCGGTTGAGAATTGCTTTCACTTGTTTGTTGGAAATGCGTTTGTTCTTGCTTCATTTGTTCGATTTGCGCCAACTTACGAGCTCTAACATCCTCTTGTGTCTCTTGTGGTGTTACATCCTTGATTCTGTCGAATGTTTCACCGCCGTCATCCTCAGTGTACATACTTCCTAAATCCTCTGGAAAAGCTTCACGTAAGGCGTTGACAAGAGCGGTTTTTCTAATCATGGTAGCTGGCATGGCGTTCCAAGTGCTTTGCTTTTTGTCGTATTCTTCACGACTAACGAAAACCTCCACAGGGACCTTGAAATTCTTGCGGTAAACTCTTGCCCAACCACCAACGAGCGTGTCGTTAGGTAGTAACAACGCCCCTTTTCGCTCTACCATATCACCAGAATCGTCAACGACTACCACTCCAGCTTCAAAACCTTCATAGTTCGGGTTTTGTGCCGCACGCTTCAAGAATGCTTCTTTTGAGACAATTAAGCTAAATTCAGCCCCACCATTTTTCTTTTTGTAAGCTACGATATAGACCTCGTTTAGTAATGGGTTGAGGTTACGACCTTTAATCAGCGATAAAGCTTGCCCAATTTGTTTTTCTGTCAACAAATCTTGTGGGTCGTAGTAGCGTTTAATATCTTGAAACGTCCAAGCACTTGTATCTGTTGAAATATCCCTTTTGTTTTGTGTTTGTAGTTGATTTGTCATGTCTTTGTCTTCCTTTTTGTTTTGAATACCCTTATTTCTCAAATTTTGGGGGTCTCGTATCGTTTTTAAGCGGTAGTTTCTGATTTTTGGTATTCTTCGTAAAAATCAAAACCCTGCTCTCTAAGTCTGCTGAGTTTTCGTGCCATAATTTTATTCAAGAGATCAACAACATCCTTTTTATCTTCAGCATCCAGTCTGACCGATGACGAGATATCTATCCCGTTAATGCTTTCGTAAACTTTGACCTCGATATAGTTCTTCCCTTCGGCTGAACTTAGCACTCTTACAATGTCACTTAAGACCCTTGATTCGTCCCAGATTTCTTCAAATTCTTTGAATGTTATAATTGCTCTCACCTCTAAACTTCATTTTTTGATTATCTGCCATATTTAATGCCTACCCTCCCACCACTTCAATTATTTAATCAAACAATGATTTCAAAAATGCTTTGATTTCGTCTTTTGCAACTTCTTCACGCAATGATTTCAAAAATGCTTTGATTTCGTCTTTTGCAACTTCTTCACGCACCGTGCGTTCAAAATCCGAGCCGTCAAGTTTAGTTACGTTGTATTCGACTTCTACGATAAGCACTTCGCAGCCAAACGCTTCGGCAAGTTTGTCAAGCTCGGTTTTTTGTTCTTCATACGAATCGAACGGTAAAAATAGTGCACCTCTTAACTCAGTAGTAAAACCCGCTTCAAATGCTAAGCTGCCTCTGTCTTTGTATTTTCCAAGGAACGCATCTTTTTCAGCACTGTAGAATACGACTTGTTTTTCTGTTCGTTTCATGATTATTCTTCCTCACCTTCGTTGTACTTCTTAAAACTCAATGTCAAACTTGCGATACCTGCTGCAATAACCACAAGACCAAGAGTTGACATAATACCTTCTTTTTCACCAGTGTGCGGGAGAACACCGCCGTAAACGGCTGTATTTGGTGCCTTATTTGGCTCAGAATCGTTTTTATAAACAACCTCGGTAATTTCTACCTCTTTTGTCTTCGGAGCGTCTACGGGCTTGTTAGGCACCTTTTTAGGCTCTACTGGTTTCTCTGGTGTTGATTTAGTTGGTTCCTCTGGAATGTGCAACTCTGGCAAGTCGAGGATAGGTGCATCGTTTGGAATCACTCCACCTTCAAATGGTGGGAGCTCACGTTCTTCTGGAATACCCGGAATGCCACCTTGAAACTCTGGCTTGTCGTGGATAGGTGCTTCATTCGGAACTGTACCGATTGGTTCAGTGTACTCTGGCAATTCTCGCACCTCTGGAATACCGGGAATGCCGCCCTCAAATTCTGGGATATCTACTTTAGGAGCGTCGTGTGGAATTTCAAACGTTGGTTCTGGTTTGTTCTCGCCAGACGCATCACCTCGACCGCCTACTAATTGCACCTTAGATGTTGACATAGCCCCAGCATCTACCGCTACCAAAGTAGCCTTGTTAGTTGGGTTAGTTGAGTCTTTAACCGCTGACTTCAAACGAGTTTGATAGTCGATGTACATAATGCGGTTAAACTCTTTAAACTTGGCATCGAATCCGTCTGCTCGGACATTCCAGCTTTCGAGATAATCCTTAGCTGAATAGTCGATGCCAGTCCACTTAACAGGATTCTCAACAAAGTAGATATTCTGTGAGCCGTCAACGAACTCTTGATTATCTGACCAAGTATCTTGCAATTTTGCATAGTTCAAGACCCGACGAGCTGTGTTAAGGCGTAGTGTCCAGTTAATGATTTGTGGGTTATCTTTATTTTGACTACCCCATTTAGACAAGAGCTCATCAGTTGGTAGCGGTCCTTCCTCAGCAATTTCAAAGGTCTTAACAGTACCGTCGAAATTCACTGTCACTGGTTTACCCGGCTCAACGATATCAAGCCATTTAGCATCGAACTTGAGCGACATCTTTTTATTCAAAGGGTGCTCAGTGAAATAATTGTTAAATGTCGTTGTGATCACTCGTGTTTGAGCATCCGCATTGGCTTTACCCACGATATTCTCGTTGTTGTAAACGTCGAAATCGAATGATGTTTGAAGACCGATTTCTTTAGGCAACTCAGTAACTACCTTGTCACCCTCATTGATTTGCATATCGTCTGGGAAGTTGATATCTTTGTACTCAACTTCGAATGGCGAGTATTTACCAGTGCCATTAGGGAAGTCCACTTGTACGTTAGGGTTTTCCACTGTGATTGTGTCACCCTGTTTGACTACGCTAGTAGGTGCCACTGGTGTTTCTGTCACTGGCGCTGGTGTAGCTACTTCTGTAGTTGCTACCGACGTTTCTGTCGGTACCACTGTCTCGCTTGGTGTCACTGTCACATTCCCACCATTATCGGCAGTGTATACGTTAGTCACTGCTGGCTGTGTATCTGCTGCCGTCTGTGTCACTTCATCTGCCGATACTGCACCCGCTCCGATTAGTAGAGTGGTAGCAAGAGCAAGCGTTCCGCACAAGCCATAGGCTTTAGTTTTAACGTAGCCAGGTTTTGAAGTTGTTTGAGTGTTAAAAGATTTCATGGTATAATCTCCTTGGGATAATTTTCTTGCACAGGCCCTTACCTGTGCTTTTTTAGTGCTCTCAACGTGCACCCAACGCCCCACCGCAGAATATTTCAATGTTTTGTTAGACTGTAAATGGGAATATTAGGAAAAAAGTAATTTAGTAAAGATTTTTTTTGGGGAAAGGTATAAATTACACTCCACGGCAGGGCCATGGCTGCACGCTGAAAGATTGACGTTAGTTTGTGTATTTGTTTTTGAGTCGTTCGCTCTTTTCTTCAGGCGTCTCCACCACATCGAAAAAGTATTCTGGCTCTTTGTTTTTCTTCTTGGTTAGCAATTTCTTTAATAGCTTCATGAGTTACCCCACTAATTGATCTAATGGTAATCCATGGTCTGCGTTAAACTCTCGTACCTTTTCGTCAATCATGCGATATGGTCTTACCTCGAAGACTTCTACTTCATTTTGCTTTTTGCTCCAAATCCATCCAAATAGTTTTTTCATGTTTTTTTTACCTCTCTTATTCTTCTAACTATGATTACTGTATAGTTATCTATTAGTTATTATTGCTGGTTAGTGCCGGTAGGCTCTAGATTGTTGTTGGTTAGTGTGCGTAGCACCATATTGTTATATATTAGTTATTGTTTATATATTAGTTATTGTTAGTGTCCGATTTTCTAACCTATGAATTATCATCGTTTGATTTTTTCGTAATATGAATTTTCTAACTTACGAATTATCATCGTTTGATTAAATGGAAATTCCAATTATCGAACTATGAATTTTCAAGGCTACCTGTGGATAACTCTGTGGATAACTTTTTGTCAAGGTATTCTATAAATTCGTCCGTCATGGGTATGTCTGATGCACAGACAACCATTTCAAAACCTTTTTTATAGCCCTTGCTTTTACGAAATACCACAACATACCGTTTGCGTTTCAATTCTTCAAACGCTGTACGGTGTGAGCTTTTCCCGTTGGTTGACCTCTTTTCAAGTTCTGACAGATAAACCCGCCAATCGCTTTTATTTATCAAGATTTCAGCAAGTAAACCCTTAGCTTGTAAACTCAAGCTAGTATCTTGTAAGAACTTGTTATTCATTTTTGTATAGTTTTCTTCCGTGTTAGTGAAAGATGTATTTCATTTAGTTATGCTCCTTTCTTGTAAATGCCTTGAATGATGTCATAATAAGCGTGGCCGCTAGGAATGACACATTTAGTTAGATCATCAACTCTGGAACCGTCTGCCATAATGTTAATTATGGTTGGTTCCCATTTTTTTCGTTTCATGGTACAATCTCTTTAGTTTAAATTTTCTATTGGTCTGACTCTGGCAGGGGTCAGCCTTTTTTTGTTGCCTTGGCGACACTGGAGAACTAGCGAGGACTTTGAATTTATTTGTTTTTAGGAGTTTTTATAAATCAAATTGTCTCACGCTAATGGTATTGCTTACGTTTTCAACATATATGCCCCGCTAGCTCACTAGCGCCGTCAAGGTGACATCCTCAATCGTCTTGTTCGATGATTGGCAGGATGCCGTTAGCTTTTAGCAATTCATACAAGAACAAGCGCCCCTTTTGCGTCCAAGTCGTTGTCATATTGACTTGATCTTGACCGTTCTTATCCTTGTAATCAAATGTCGAACTATCGACATAGCCCTTACCAATGTGTTTCTTATACAAAATCCATTGGCTGTTGACCTTGTACTGAACACCTAGATCATGTAAGATTGCATTGAACTTCCTGGCACTCATGCCGTAATCTGCCGCAATCTGTGGTAACTTACTGGATAATACGAGAGAATACATACCGCTTTCGTTGATGATTACTAGGTCTTGCTTACCTCCAAGGGTGTCAAATTTTGAGACCCCCTTATCATCTTCGTCAACATGGCTTTTTAAAGCTTGTCTAGGATTTGTATATCCCAGAACTTCTGCCACATCCTTACCCACAAAGTAAGGCTCATTGTTAATAGTTACTGTTCGGACATCTTGTCCGTGGAAGTTAAAAATTTCGTTCATCTTTGTTCCTTTCCATTTGATATAATAGTTAATAAAAAGTGAGGTATTGAAATGAGATTAAAACCAGACTGTGTCAGAGCAATTCTCCTAGATGTTGAAAAGCGTGCTATTTATGGTCAAACTGTAAGCTACCTTAACCCAATAGATTTCCAAGCGTTCCCCAACTATTCCCCCAATGAGGTTCTTTACCACATCAGGCAATGTCACGAAAGTGGTTTTTTCATAGGCGACACTAGATTTCTCTATGAGGGTTGCATAGTCAAAGACCTTTCGCCTGCTGGTCATGATTTCCTTGCTAACATCCGAAAAGATACCAATTGGAACAAAACCAAAGAAATCGCTCAATCTGTAGGCTCTACTTCTCTTGATGTCATGAAAGATATTGCAGCTCAGGTTATTTCAAGTCTCATATCAGGTCAATTTAGCAAGTAAGGTTAATTTCACTTCTGCATAACCGTCCTCGGTTATGCTTTTTATTTCAAATTCTGTAAGAGTTTTTAACTCTTGACCGTCCAAGGACACTTTATCTTCACGGATTTTGATTTCATTCATAGTGTTTCCTTTCTGGGTTTACAAGCGTAGTTCCAACTACACTTGTAAAATCTTCGTTTTCTTTAAACATTTTGAAGTTTTGTTCAACCCACTGACTAAAGCGGGTTTTAACCTCTAATGTTTTGTGAAGTTGTCTTGCACTAATGATAGGTTCATTGTTTTCGTTTAACGTAACATTAATCAATTCGTTCACTGATCGCCCTTTTCTTAATGTTTGACTTGAATTAAATTCAAGTTTTACTGTAAAAAAATATCAAATACCGTACAAATCAGACGATTGAATGTGGTATTTATTGCAAATAGTTACCATGTGCTTAGGAGAAATAGAAAGGGCATTTTTCTCCCAAGCGCTAACCGTTTGAGCTGTAGTACCAATGCTTTCAGCAAATTTGGCTTGTGTCAGATTATGACGGGCTCGAAGTTCTTTGATTGTAATTTTTGGAACTGTTTTTGTCATTTTGTTCCTCCTCTCTAACTAACTTACAAACACATTATAACTTGAATTAAATTCAATGTCAACAGTTTTGTTGATTTTTTTTCAAGTTTTTTTAAGTTTTTTATAAATCAACTTGAAAATTAGGAAAGTCTACTATATAATATTAATATAAACAGCAAGGAGAAAGATATGGATTTGAATAAGCAAAGAGGAAGTAGAATTGAAAGTTTGAGAGCTAGCAAGGGTATTAGTCAACTTGAGCTAGCGAAAATGTTAGGGTATAAGTCTGACTCAACTATTTCAAAGTGGGAAAGCGGTGCTAGTATTCCAACGGGGACAAAGATTGTAAAGTTGGCTCAAGTTTTAGGGACTTCGACAGATTACATTCTTTTTGGAGACGGCCCAGAAAACACCGAGGAACAACAGACCAACGCCCACGATATCGATGAGATCATAGAAAATGCCATGATGTTCGATGGCAAACCGCTGACGGATGATGATAAGCGGGCTATCCGTGGCATCATCGCCGGCTATATGAGTAGCAAGGAAAAGTGAGGTCTTATGACTGAAAAAGAATTGCTTGAGCAGTTCAACGTCTCTATCTGTGAGTTCAGCTCTAGTCAGTGGCCTAGAAACGGCTTTATCGACCCTATAAACAGGGTAGTTTATATCAACGGGGGTTTAGACCAAGACACTCGTTTGAAGGTCATTCTGCACGAATTAGGACACTTAGAACACGATTCTAAAAACTATGAACGGATGCGAGAAAAGTATGAGGTCCAAGCAAATAGGAATATGATCCATGAATTGTTGAAAAATGAAAATCTGGACGATTTCAACTATATACACTTCATGGAAAAATATAATCTCACCACAATTTGTGATGAGACTTTTGTAAAAAACGAATATCTAAAACTAAAGAAGATTTAAAAAATATGTGCAATCACTGAACCACATTAAAAGCTGGGAGGAAATTTTATGAAAAAATTATTGTCTATCGGCTTAATAAGCCTTTCCATTGTAAGCCTTGCCGCTTGTTCTCAAAGCAAGAGCTCAACTAACAGCAGTTCAACAAGTGGCAAAATTGAGCAAAGCTCAAACGCTTCTGAAAGCAATATTCCGAAAGAATACAAAACAGCTGTAACTAAAGCTAAACAGTATGCCAGTACCGTTTACATGTCTAAGGAGGGACTGCGCTCTCAACTAGTAAGCTTTGATAAATACTCTCAAGAGGCCGCTGACTATGCTGTAGAGAATTCTGGTATTGATTACAACAAACAAGCTGTTGAGAAAGCGAAACAATATCAAGATACTGTGGCTATGTCTCCAGACGCTATACGTGATCAATTGGTAAATTTTGACAAATTTACACAAGAAGAAGCTGACAATGCTGTCCAAAATCTGAAATAAAACAAAAAAGCCCTACACTCACCGTCGCCAAACTTAGAGTGTAGAGCTTATGCATCACAGAAAAAACGTGTAAACTGGAAACAGCCTTACATGTCCTTTTCTGTACCCATTTTAACAGAATTGAGGTACAAACACAATGACAATGCATAAAGTTGCTATCTATGTCCGAGTATCGACCACGTCGCAGGCTGACGAGGGCTATTCAATCGACGAGCAAAAGGCAAAGCTGACAAGCTACTGCGACATTAAGGACTGGAATATTTACGATATATACACAGACGGCGGTTTCTCTGGGTCTAACACGGAACGCCCAGCCTTAGAGCAATTGATAAGAGACGCAAAGAGAAAGCTGTTTGATACGGTTCTAGTGTATAAGCTAGACCGTTTGAGTCGCAGTCAGAAAGATACACTCTATCTGATTGAAGATGTGTTTCTGGAAAATAATATAGAATTTGTCAGCTTGCTCGAAAACTTTGACACCTCAACACCTTTCGGTAAGGCAATGATTGGGCTCCTCAGCGTGTTTGCCCAACTAGAAAGAGAACAAATCAAGGAACGGATGCAGCTAGGCAAGCTAGGGCGGGCAAAGTCCGGCAAGTCCATGATGTGGTCAAAAACATCTTACGGCTACGATTATGTCAAAGAGACGGGCACGCTCTCAGTCAACCCATATCAAGCCCTAATCGTCCGAAAAATGTTTCAATGGTATTTATCGGGCATGTCGATAACCAAGCTTAGAGACGCCCTCAATGAGCAATATGGACAAGATAAAGAGTGGAGCTATAGAACGGTGCGGGCTATCCTGTCGAATCCGGTATATTGTGGATACAATCAATTTAAAGGGCAGATATTTCCCGGCACTCATGATCCTATTATCTCCGAGGAAGATTTTAACAAGACACAAGAGGAAATCAAAACGAGACAAAGAACAGCCGCCCAGCGATTCAATCCCCGACCATTTCAAGCTAAATACATGCTTTCTGGCATAGCTCAATGTGGCTACTGTTCAGCCCCTCTCGCTATTAAGCTAGGCATGATACGAAAAGACGGCACACGCTTAGTCAAATACGAGTGTAAGCAGCGACACCCACGGAAAATCAAGGGCGTGACTGTCTATAACAACAATGCGAAATGTGATTCTGGTTTCTATTTCAAGGACGATATCGAGCACTTTGTCTTGACTGAGATCAGCAAGCTACAAACCGATTCAGACTATATCAACAAGCTATTTTCAAACACAAATCAAGAGACGATAGACCGTGACAGCTACCAGAAACAGATTGATAATCTAACCGCTAAAATTAGCAGACTTAATGATCTATACATTGACGACCGGATTTCACTAGAGGAATTACAGAAACGGTCAAGCGACTTCATGGCAGAGCGTGCAGTACTCGAAAAAGAGCTAGACGCTGACACCTCTCTCAAAGCTGTAGAGCGGAAAGAAGATATTAGACGGGTGCTTGACACCAAGGATATCTTCACGCTTGATTACGAGCAGCAGAAAGCCATAGCACGCGCCTTGATAAGCAAGGTTCGAGTTACTAGTGAATCCATCGTTATTTTATGGAAATTATAGAGCGTTTTAGTAACATTCATTTCAATCAGTGTAAAAGCTCGTAATTTAACGGCATTCAATTTTTTCAACATCATTTTCATGACATCATTCCTTCCATAT